CTATTCGTCAACTTGTTCCTTCATGGTAAATCACACATTTTAAAAGAGTCTGAATCTATAGGTTTAGAAACTACTGAGCTTTGGACGTTACCAACTCAGGCTGTAACACCAGCACAGGAGCAAACAGGATATTTTGACCAAGTACCTTACTACATTTTTAACGATGGTGTTAAGCAATACAAATACTTTCCTTCTGAACTTATCACTTTAGAATATTACGACCCTTCCACAATGCAAGAGCAACATTTAGGGTTAAGTCCTTTACAGGGTGTTTGGAATACTATAGGAGCTTCTAACAATAGAGCAACAGCAGAAAAGGCAATGCTAGAAAATAGGGGTATAGCTGGAATTATTAGCCCAAAGGCTGCAAGCGGTGACGCTGGAGCATTAGGGTTTAGTAACTCTGTTATGGATTTAGTAAGGAAAGCTTTTGCTGGTATTTCTGGAGGAGCTGAAAAGTTTAATAAGGTTGAAGTAGTAGAACAAGCTGTAGACTTCACTCAGTTAGGAATGAATGCTACAGATATGAAAGTAATTGAAATGCAACTACCTCATATTAGGAGTGTTTGTAGGGCGTTGAATCTACCTTCTCAAAAGTTTGGAGATTACCAAAGCTCACAATACGCTAACTATGTAGAAGCTGATAGAGTTTTTTACACAGGTGCAGTAATGCCAAACGTTGAGCTGTTTTTAAATCAATTTCAAAAAGGTTGTTTAAACCATATTAACATGGTTTCAAGTAAGAACTACCACGTAGAGCTTGACCCTGAAAGGGTAGAGCAATTACAAACAACAACAGAGGAAACAGCATCAACAACAACAGAAGAAAATGAACAACGATAAGATAATAAAGGGTACTAACTTAGCAGACATTAAAAAGCTGTTAGAGGCAAAGAAGCAGAAAGCTAACGATAAAAAAATGATAAAAAAATGAGCGATTTAAGACATTCAGCAGTTAAGCAAGTAACAAGAGATAAAGAGGAGGCTTTAATGCTTAAACGTGGAGCGGTAAAGTTCACAGATTCACCTACTTTAAGCCCTGTATTGGGAGTAACTAAAGATGATGAACAAAACAAGGCTCTACTAGAAAGAAACTTACCACTAGATACAGAGGAGGCGGTTTACCGTACCATCATAGCGAACACATACAACTACATGGATTCGCATGACGATGTACACTTAAACAATGTGTTCAAGAAGTCTTTAGAAGAAACTAAAAAGCTATTCTTATTGCATGATCACAAGTTTGAAGTGACAGCTCAAACAGGAAATATATTAAAAGCATACGAACAAGACGGGCGCTTTATTTATTACGGGCTTAACTCTCCACTTGATACCCAAGCTTTACTTCTGGACGTTGAAATAGAACGCGCTAAGAATGAACTTGTATTCAATGAGTACAAAAATCATAATATTAACCAACATAGTGTAGGAATGTACTATGTAAAGATTGACCTAGCAATAGACAACCAAGACGACAAAGAAGCTTATGCACTTTATAGAAAGTACCTACCACAGATTGGAAACGCTGACAAAGTAGAAAAGCAGGGTTACTTTTTTGCTGTCCAGGAAGCAAAACTAAAAGAAACAAGCGCGGTTTTAATGGGTTCTAATGACTTGACAGGCATATTTGATAACAATAAAAGCATTAAAAGCATCGATGAAGCGCAAAAAATGTTCGATTATTTAGGTCAAAATATAGAGAATAAGGAAATTTTTAATAATATTTGTAAGCAGTATGTTGACACTTTTACTCAAATAGAGCCGTCTTTGGACACTCAAACAGATAAAAAGCCGTCTTTTTACGAACTAATGAGTAAATAAGTAATTAACAAACAAAGACCCCTAACAGGGCAAAAGAAAATGAAATTTAAAGAATTTTTAGTGTCTAAAGAAGTTAGTGACATCACTAAGTTAGATGCAGAAGCACAAGCTGGCTTGTACAATGAGTACAACGAAGTGTCAAAAGTAGCAATTGACAAAGCAATTGAGTTAAAAGCATCTAAAGAAGATGTTGACGCAATGAAAAGCGAATTAGAAGCTAACATTACAAAGCAATTTGTAGCACTTCAAACAGTTCTTAAAGAGCAAGGTGTTTACATGAAAAAACTTTCTAAAGGTGAAGTAGAAGCTAAGAACGTTACTATCAAAGAATTGGTAGACGGTAAAGCTGACGCATTGAAAGCTTTAGCAAGTGGAGCATCAAGAGAGAACGTAAAGTTCACAGTAAATAAAGCTGATATGTCTTTAGCTGGTAACACAACAGGACAGATACCACAAGCGGACAGAAATCCAATGATTGGTGACGTAAAAGAAAGAGCTACAACTCTTTTAGACATTGTTACTGTTGGTTCTATTGGATCAAATGTAAAAGAGTGGGTTTATGTTTCTAATGAAAGTGGTGCAGCGGGACCAACTGGTGAAGGACTTATTAAGAACAATATCGATTTTGATTTAATCGTAGGTTCTCAAAAAGTTGAAAAAATCACAGCTTATATTACTGCTACTGACGAAATGTTAGAAGATGTTGAAGGTATCACTAGCTTGATTCAAAACAAATTGACTACTAAGGTTAGATTAGCTTTAGAGCAAGGGGTTTATAGTGGTACTGGTGTTTCTCCTATACTTAATGGAATTGTAACAGTAGCTCCAGTTTTTGCAGCTGGTACTTTTGCTTTGTCAGTAGACAACGCTAACGAAGTAGATGTTTTAGCAGTAGCTCAAAACCAAATTGAATTAGCTAACTGTCCAGCACCAACAGCTATCTTTATGAATCCTTCTGATGTAACAAGGTTATTGTTGCAAAAGGTATCTTCTACTGATAAGCGTTATATTGAAAGACTACAGTTAATTGCTGGAACTCTTTCTTTTGATGGTGTACCAGTAATCAAGTCTACAATGGTTACAGTTGGAGACTTCTTAATGGGAGACTTTACTAAAGCTAACGTTGATTACAAGAAAGGATTTACTGTTGAGATTGGCTACAACGCTGATAACTTCGTTAAAAACTTCAAGACTATTAGAGGTGAGGTAAGAGCTGTTTGTTACGTTGAAAACAATGATAGAACGTCATTTGTTTACGGTAACTTTGCAACAGCAAAAGCTGCTTTAGAAACAGTATAGTAAACTGTTAAACAATAAATTAAAAGCCCTGTCTAGTACGGGGCTTTTTTTTGCTTTAAATTATCTTATATTTGAAGTAAACAAAAACTATTATCATGGCAAAGAAACAAGCAAAGAAGAAACCAGAAGCAGCACCAAAGAAAGCAGCGGTAAAATTAGACCCTAAAAAGTTTTACGACTTTGAAGTAACTAAAGACAGTAAGCACCTAAAGAAAGGGCTTATTACTATCACTGGTGAAATGTGTACTATCTTTATTAAAAAAGGTTTAGGTAGTGTTAAGGCTTAAAGTAAATAACGACTCAAGGACTATAAAAGATGAGTTTGTAGATGTTACTCTAAATGAGTTATCAGATGCTTATAAATTCGTGAGTACACTTGATGCTGAAACCAAACGATACTTATTGACCACAACAGAAGCAGAAATAGACCAAGACAAGTTCTTTGAATTTAAAATAAAGTGGGTTACTATGTTTAGTGACTTGACTATAAACGAATTACGATTGATACCTCAATACGAGGGTACGGCTATAGACATATCTGTAGACTGGCTTTACAATCTTTGTGAGAAGTTCTTACACCAACCAGAGACTTACTTAGAGCTAAAGGAATTTAAGCACAAAGGAGTTAAGTACAATTTAATAGAACCTTTAAAAACTATAGGAGGTGCTCAAATGTTATTTGGTAACGGAAACTACAGACAGTTTATGCTTGGAAGTCAGTTAACTAACATGGTCCACGATCAAAAGAATGAACGAGGTATTGAAAGCTTAAAGCAATTATTTGCTTTGTTGTATTCAGATGGTAACGACTCAAGCGACGATATAGTAAACAGGTCGGAAAAGTTTGGAACGGTAAACGCGATGTATGGCTGGTCAGCTTACTTTTTTTTTGTTCAGTTGGTAGAGAAGTACAAAGATTATTTCAAGTTATCTATGACAAAGAACCCACCTCCAAAAGTAGCGGTACAATTAGCGAAACAACAGCTAAGAGTATTACTATTAAGAACCACTTTTGGGAGATTGTTGCTATCAAAGTTGCCGAAACGGGAGTTTTCAATACTAAAGACATAACACCACTTGAGGCAGTAATGAATAAAAGAGCCTTTGACGTATTAAGGGTATTTAATTTAAAATTAACAGAATGACATACGAAGCATTAGTAGACATATTTAAGAACGCGGCAAGCGCTTACGTGCCTGTTTCACCAGCTTTACCTTTAAACTTTCATTACGATAAAGTGTGGTATAATAACGGTGCTGCTGCTAATAAGTACCCTTCAATGTTGTTTGAATGTTCACCAGATTTTGAGTTAGTGGGGCAACAGTTCAACAACAGAACAGGGCAACAGGTCTTTACTGGTAAATTATTCTTTTACGATACGTTTTGGGAAGCAGAAAGAACTGCTAAAGTAGTCTACAAGAAACAAAGCGAACTAAACGAATTAGCGTTAAAAGTAATAGGACAAATAAACGGACAAACTCAACTTATACCTACTCAACAAATACAGTGGGGTAAGGGCTTCTTTGGCTTAGACGTACACAACCCTAAACTAGTACAGGTTTATATACCATTCACAGCAGTAATAAAAAGCGATTGCACACCCTTAACAGTTTAAGATGGTTCAAGACGGGTTAGAACTTATAGGCGACTTCATTGTAAAGCAGCTACAAATTGTTTTAGACGAACAAGGACACCGCGCAAGTGGTAACTTAATCGACACTATGCGTAGTGAGGTTAAAAGCACTAGTAAAGGCTTTGAGATTATTGTTTACGGTGCTGACTATGCTATAGCAGTTGAAAAAGGTGTACCTCCAGGAGTGAGGGTTTCAACTGACGCTTTAGCTAAATGGGTAGAAGAAAAAGGAATAGCAACAGGTGAATCAACCATTAAAAGCATTGCATTTTTAATACAGCGTAAGATATTTCAAGAAGGTACAATCCAATTTAGAGAAAAAAAGAAGGGTTTTGTTGAAGTTGTGATAGATGCAAACGCAAACGCTATCTTTCAAATGGTCTTAGATTTATTTACGAAAGAAATTACATTATCTTTAAGCAATACGATAAGGAAGAACAAACGAACATTTTCAGAATAATGGCATTAACAACAGCACAAATAGGAAGCGAAATAGCAACGGAAAAACTAGTAATTCAAGCAATTACAGACAATCCTGGAGCTGGTAACGTTACTTCTGTACAAATGGAAGTACTTATTAATTCTGGTGTTGTTCAAGCAACCTTAGAACATTTACCAATAATAGGAAGTACAACGACTTTCGAGTTTGAGATAAACAGCATTGTAAAAGATTACTTTGCTAGTGACTTCTTAGCTTTAACAGGCGTTAACCAAACAGCAACAGAAAACGCTTTAGTATCTGTAAGGTTAAAAGAAATTATAGGCAACGTTGTACAAGGAACAACATATCGAGAAGAAATATTTATTAAGAACATTACTCAAGATGTTTTTGAAATAGAAGACTTTGACTTAACAGATTACGATTGCGGCGACACTGGAAGCACATTAAGTAAGCTAATGACTTCAGCACCAAGTCCATTGTTTGTAGGTGATAATACAAGCTTTCACGTTAGTTGTTTAACTACTAGCTACACAGTAGGACTAGTACCTAAGCAAGAATGGACAATTGAAACTTATTTAAACGGGGTCTTTGTTGCTCAATTAACTGATAGTGTAGACGTGCCAACAAGGGGTGTCAGTGGTGAAATAATTGGAGGTAAGTACGATGTTTCAAACTACAGGTTTGACTTTGATAGTTCAGAAGG